AGACGATCCTGATGAGCTTGATAACTTTGTTATGGGCTTAAAGATGGGTAAATATAAAAAGACTGACGAACAGCAGTCAATGGATACTCTACTTGATATGTTAGACGAAACTAATCTTGACGAAGCTCTATCTCCTAAAGAAAAAGAGAAGCGTTTACAGATGATTAAGAAAGCTGTTGAAAAACTTAACAGAGCAAATATCGAAAAAGTTAAGAAAATGGCTATGAGAGATATGAAAGCATCTGGTATGTTTGATGACGCAATGGACGAAAATTCTGCTATCGGTGGTTATAGAGATCCTTCTAAGGATGGTCAACAAGGTCCTGAAGATCAAAAGAAGAAACGTGAGCGTGATGCGGCCAGAGCTAAAAGAGATTCAAGTGAAGGTCAAATCGAAATGTACAAAAAGCGTATAGAAGATCTTGAAAGGTCTCAACGCGAAATTGAACGTAAAGCTTACCAAGCTTCTGAGGCAGGTGATGACGAAAGAGCAGAGAATTTAGAAGATCGGTCAGATCAAATACAAAAGAAAATCAATGGTTTTAGAGATTCACTAGCCGACCTTAGAAAAGGTAAGTAATGAAAAGTTTCTCAGAATATAACGAAGAAGTATTTGGATTGTTTGAAGGTACTATAGTACCATTAGAGCAACCTATGCTTGAGTTTGACGAAGAAGCAGAACCAGAGTTAAATTCACCTAAGCGATCAGGCGGACCTACTAAATATGTAGTATATGTTCGTAATCCTAAAACCGGTAATATCTCAAAGATTAATTTCGGTGATAAAAAGGGTGGTTTGACTTCTAAGATTAATGATAGAGGTGCTGCAAAATCCTTTGCTGCTCGTCATAACTGTGATACTAAAACAGATAAGATGAGTGCTGGATATTGGGCATGTCGTTTACCTAAATATGCTAAGAGTTTAGGTTTAAAAGGTGGAGGATCCTACTTTTGGTAAAGAATATATTAGTATTAGCATCTGTACTTATACTAGGTGCATGCTCAACCATTGGTAAATACTTACCAAGTGATTTTGATAACGTTGAATATGGTAAACTCGTAGAGCTTAACGTAGTATCAGCAATGGGTGAACCTGGGTTGTGGTGTATGAAGCCAATCTTAAGCCAAATGAATTATAGAGCCTTTTATCTGCATACTTACAGTGATCATCGGTTAAACGAAAACATTACTGGGATATATAAAGGGTTGCATGATTTAACTACTGAATTGGTAGAAAAAGAAAATCCAAGCGACGCTTATTGTAGAATTAAAAGAACAAATATACATAATATAACAACCTCAGCACTAGAGGTGTTTGGAGACAGAAAATGAGTAGTATTGACGATATAGAAGTAAGAGCTCAGGAATATAAGAGCCTTTTAGATGACGGCGATCTTTCACAAGAAGAATTTGATGAGTTAATTGAAGATCTATTAGATGAGACTTTAATCGAAGACGACATCAATTTTGAAAACAATAAAATACGATTAGAAAAAGCAATTGACGCAGTGAAAATTATTGCTGGTCTAATCAGTTAGGAGAACTTATGCCAACCGAAGCAGAATGGGTAGCTAATGTAGACAACACATTGCCTGGACTTAAAGCAGATTTTTTTGATGGTACTAAAACCAAAGAACAATACGATGCGGATTTAGCCGTTTTAATTGCTGCAGGAAATGATGTGCCCGATAGCCCTTTAAAAATGAAAACTGCTGCAGATTTGCAGGTCGCTAAATACTTGGTATAAATGAATCCATATATTGATGACGAAGGTATTCGTACCTTTGATGTGACTGCCGAAGATAAAGAATTTGTATGGCACCGCGATAAAGAAGACCGCGAAGTAGAAATACTAGAGGGAGATGGTTGGCAGTTCCAACCAGATAATGCTCTACCATTTCTAATGAAGCCTGGATTAAAGTTTAAAATCGGGGCTGGAGAATATCACAGAATCATTAAAGGTATTAATGATTTAAAAATTAGAATAAATAGAACATAATCAATAATTAATAGGAGACTGGAATGTCGTTTAAAAATAAAATTGAAGAAATTATGGAAACTGCAGTCCAATCTTCACTTACTACTACTGTAGCAGAGGCAACTTTAAAAGTAAGTAGCTTCACCGGTAAAACTGATGATGGTAGCAATGCTGATTCAGTGAATGAGCCTAGTAAAAAGAAAGGCGGATTAAGAAGCCGAATTACAATTAAAAAGGTTGGTGCTGGTCAATATGGTGGTGATAAAGTCGTAATGTCTGGTTCTCAAGAAGATCTTATTGCTTATGCAAAAGCACATCTTGGTGGTGAGGGTGATACCTTATCTGCAGTACAATCAAGTATTGGCGAAGCCAAAATGGACCCAGTCGGTAAAGGCGATGACGACATCGACAATGACGGAGATGTAGATTCATCAGACGAATACCTAAAAAATCGTCGCAAGAAGATCGGTCAGAAGATCGATTCAGCAAAACTTAAAGAGATGGCTAGAGCCTCTAAAGTTTAATATATAATATAAATGATACTATAAAATATGGAGGATATCATGAGAAAATTAATCGAATGGCTTAAAGGCCTATTTGGTCAAACAGTGGATGTGAAACCAATTAAAATAACTGAACCTAAAAAGGCAGCTACTGCTAAAGGTCCTGCAGTTAAGTTTGTTAAAGACGCAAAACCTACTGCAATTACTAAGGCTCAGTTGAATAAACTAACTAAAGCTAAAATCGAAGAAGAAGGGCGCAAGCTTGGAATCGAAGTTGATAAACGTAAGAAAAAAGCTGAGTTAGTAGACCAAGTCTTTAAAGCTTCAAAAGAAGCATTGAAATAATATTTGTTATACTTAGAATTTTAATTTAACAGGAGAATAACAATGGCACTATGGGGAAAAACAGACGCTGCGGCAAGTGCGCCGAAGTGGTTATCCGACGATGCTAATAACACCAATAAGTCAAATGATAAAGACAATGCAGTCTTTGTTGACTTGACAGAAGCTGGTGTTACAGCTAACAAAGCCAAGGGTCTTAAAACACCTGGTTGGAACTTGTACAACACTTATTCAACAGCCGATGGTCGTACTAGACATATCGTTGAATCACTATGCGTAATGAAAGTTGCTGCTGGAGATGCTGGTGACTTAGGTGTATCAGGTACAGGTGATGACGCAGTTGTGGCAGACGCTTAATTAGTTTAAACTAACTATATAATTTTTGTAATATGAAGTTAACAGAATCAACCTTTCTGCTCTACGCGATGAAACATTATGACAATCCTCAATGTACGGATATGTCTGAGTTTGAAGAAGATATGAAGAGATTTCAGTATCTCCGTAAGCTCTTCTCTCGTTATAGACAAGATGATGACTTAAAAGAAAGGTTAATTCTGAACCATTTGATTGTAATATTTAATGTGTTCGGTGTAGAGGGAACTAACTTGTTGTTTATGAAGCTTCACGAGTTTCATAGCTACCTCAAGCCGTTCATAGTATATTTAAATTATATGCCAGTAGTATTACAATACGATGAATTGATTATTAATCAAGAGAGTATCACAGGCGATATTTTCATTGAACAAAAGTTAAGGGAAATTTAAATGATAGTTGATCTATTTTTAGTCTTTAATTTTATTAAGCGGCTTGTTACGCCATTTAATAAATGGGATGCTTATAAAGAAGGTATTATCGATATTAAAGGTAATATCTTGTTGCGTCGTAAAGATTTTACAACAAAAGCACAAAGTAAATCTTTTGGTGTGTTCGATCAGCTCATTTTAAATGTTAAGAAACTATTAGCAAAATTACCAGGCGGTCAAACAAAACTTGCTTCTTATGCAACAGCTCTATGGTTAATCAAAGAGCAAGCTGATATTGAAGAAAATCAAATGCTTTCAGAAGCTAATGATGAGTATTTAGTAGAGTCATTTTTAGATTCAGCTGAAGCACGATTTATGTTAGAGTGGGCAGATATAGAAGAAGCTGCCAAGAAGGAAGAAGAAAACACTGTAGGTGGTGGAGCGATCGCTGGTTTAGGTGTTGGTGCACAGGGTGAACCTGGTGTATCTAAGAAAGCACAAAAGAAACATACTGATGTGCTTAAAAGAAAGAAACTATCTGATTTTGTAAAATGACGATTGTCAATACAAAGACATTAACTGATTTATTAGTTATACCGACATACGAATCAGATACTAACGTTATTAAACGGGTTTCTTTTGATATTAAAGTTTATGACGATGCAGTTGGTCCTGGTACAAACGTAACAGTACCTGTGCAAAGTGTTTTGAGTACTACAGATTTAGAAGCAGGTGATTATATTACCGTTGATGGATCAATTACTCAAACAGGAATAGTGAATTGGGCTTATGATAATGTTGGTGGAGATTCTTATTACGATAGTAATATCAAACCATTAGCAGAGTCTAAGCTAAACGTCGAGTTAGAGTTTGCTGGCACATCTGATTTTGATGTATCAGTCATAGCAACATAGGAATAATAATGAAACAAGAAAATAGAGATAACTTATTTGAACAATTAAAAATTGACGAAGGAGTTGTTTATGAAATTTATAAAGACCATCTGGGCTACCCAACTTTCGGAGTTGGCCACCTGGTCATTGAATCAGATCCAGAGTTTGGACAAGATGTTGGAACTCCAGTATCCGAAGAACGAACTAAGGAAATCTTTGGGCGTGACCTTGACACCTGCATCAGTGAGTGTGTTGCGTTATACGGAGAACAGTTTGGTGAATGGCCCGGCGAAGTCCAAGAGATCTTAGCCAATATGATGTTCAATATGGGTCGTACAAGACTGAGTAAATTTAAAAACTTTACTGCTGCACTTGAAGACAAAGATTGGGCTAGAGCTGCTATTGAGGGTAGAGATTCTCAGTGGCATAAACAAGTTACTAACCGAGCCGAACGATTAATGGTTCGTATGGAATCGGTTTAATATAAATAAATTTAAGATTTACTTTTAAAGATTACAAAAAAGGAGATAGAATAATGTCTATTGAGAAAATTATAGCTGAGGCAATTGAAAACAATCCGCTTAAGCTTAAAGAAGCATTTGAAGACGAAATGAATGCACGTATTCGTACAGCTCTAGAAGCTAAGTACAAAGAAATGACTGGAACTGAAGCTGTTGCTGAAGCTACTGAAGAAGAAGTAGAAGAAGCTCATGCAATGAACGAAGCGTCTGATGAAGAAGAAGGCGAAGAGTTTGATGAAAAAGCTTGTGTTGCTGAATTAAAGAAAAGACACGCTGACGGTGAGTCACAAGCTGACTGTGTCAACGCTGTTAAAGAAAAATACGGTTGTTCATCTAAAGTAGCTAACGAGTTATACGCATCTAACTGCGGCGGTTAATACCGTGTGGTCAAGATTTTGGTCATGGCTTTGCTCTTGGTTTGATAACAAGTACGTAGTTACTGTTTCTTACGATACCAAGTTCGGCAATGTCGATGATAAGGTCTACCATGGTGTACGGAAGATTAAAAAGAGTACTTGGAAAGAACTCGTCTTTATAACTGCAGAAAAGAAGTTGGTGTCCGTACGATCAGCTAATGGACTGCATTATAGAATAGAGGAAGAGTGATGACACAAGTATGGTTGACATTGATTTTGATTTTAGGGGGTGGTTGCTACTACCTCTTTGGTCAAAATCAAGTTCTTATTGGTAATAACGCAAAGTTAGAAATAGCCATTGAAGAACAGAAAGCTGCGATCGTAGCTATACAAGAGTCTTATGAGAAACAAGGTAAAGCCTTGTCTAATATGGCACGTGCTAATCAGCGAATTGAAGCTGAAAAAGACTCGTATCTTGAGATATTTAAAAAGCACAATCTCGACTTACTAGCTATTAAAAAACCTGGTTTGATTGAGCTGCGTATTAATAATGGTACCAAGGCCGTATTTGAGGAGATAGAGAATGATAGCAAGAACATTAGTGTCACTGCTACTGCTAACGACGATAGTTAGTGGATGTAGTTTATTACCTCAACGACCAGTAGAGATTGTTAGTAAACCTGTACAGATTGAAATAATACAACCAGAGCTACCAAGGCCAATTAATTTGACCGAAGTTAAAATGAGTGTTGTATCAGAAGCCGTTATTACTAATCCTTGTAAAAGATCAATACCTTTTGAACCGCAACGGTTTGACGATAAGGGTGTTGAAAAATTAAAGCGACCCAAAGCTTGTGATTTAGAAGATAGAGAACATCCAGAGTGGCCAGTAGGCTATACATATTTGGATAAGTTCTTAGCCGAAAACAAAGTTGCAGGTGGTGGTCAAATAGTTTTTGTAGCAACTACCATTAAAAACTATGAAGTCCAAGCTGCAAACTTCCAAGAGTTACGAAGGTATATCAGAGAATTAGGTGAGGTAATCGTTTACTACAAAGACGTAACCACTAATACTAAAAAAGATAATTCAACTGGTGGACAACCAGATACCGACTAACCCATCCTGGTATAATAATACCACTAATCATTTTAATTATATCTCTAACTTCGACCTTAGTTAGAATAAATACTATTGACAAACCATGAACTCTGTGATATAATAACCCAATTAAACGGAGAAGTCTGTGTCAGACGATTTAAATCCTATTAAAACTGATGTTGCTTTAATCAAAAATGATTTAAAGAATATCGAACGATTCTTTGACAAAGTTGATGAAGCCATGGATCAAATGGTTTCAATAAGTCAAGATATCGCAGTACAGCAAAACGTGCTAGAGTCATTTGAGCGTAAGCTTAATAATCTAGAAGAAAAATTAGATATACAATCTAGAGTAGCTATAGAATCGAGATTTGCTTTTAAAGAAGAGCTTGATGACCATAAGTATAGATTCAAGCAAGCAATGACAGATGGAATGGGTGACGCCCAAACAGCTCACCAAGAACACAACGAAAAGCTTAGAGTTTGGATGGAAGATAGCAGAGAGCGTACTTTAACTGCAATAAACGTTCTTACTAAAGAGTTTGACATGAAGATTGAAGACCAAGAGAAACGTCTTCGCGGTTTAGAGAATCTCAAGTATTATGTGCTTGGGGCAGTTGCTTTAGCTACAGCAGCTGGTAACTATATTATTGATATGATGACCGGAAAATAATATACAAATAGGTTGACAAATGGCCTAAAATAGTATATAATGGTACCATAATTTGAATTGAGTAAAAACTATATGATTGATTTTGTTGATATACAGTTTGCCCAAACCTTATCCGGACGTATGGAAAGGTTTAAGGTAACGCGTACCAACCCCTACAGAATAAACTTTCGTTGCCCCTTATGTGGTGACAGCCAAAAGTCTCGTACTAAAGCTCGAGGCTGGCTCCTTGAAAAAGATAACAACTTTGTTTATTACTGTCACAACTGTGGTGCAAGCCACTCATTCTCGTATTTCCTCAAGCTAGTCGACCCAATGGCCTTTAAAGACTATGTGTCTGAAAAGTTTATGAATAAACATAAGAAGCCAGAGGAGAAATCAACACTCGAGAAAACAACGTTTGAAGCTCCTAAGTTCGACAACAAAGCAGCAATAAAAAGTATAAAAAAAGTGAGCCAATTGGACCACCACCATTATGCGAAAATATATATAAATGAGAGGCTAATTCCTTCGGCGCAACATTACCGAATGTACTTCACACCCAAATTCAAAACATGGGTTAATAGTATCTATCCAGGTAAATTCGAAAGCGTCGAGAAAGACGAGCCTCGATTAGTAGTTCCATTCTTCGATAAAGACAAGAAGATGTTTGGAGTTTCTGGCAGAAGTTTTAAACCAGATTCAAATCTACGATACATAACTATTATGTTTGAGGATCAACCAAAAATATTTGGCCTCGATACAGTCAACTTCGCTAATCCATATTACGTTGTTGAAGGTCAATTTGATAGTATGTTTTTAAAAAATGCAGTTGCAATGGCAGGTGCGGAAGGTAACACCACGGCTCTACAAGAAGTTGCAGAGAACGCAGTGTTCGTTTTCGATGCAGAACCTCGTAATAAAGAGATATGCAATCGAATGGAGAAGATCATCGATAAAGGTTACAAAATAGTTATTTGGCCTTCTGATGTTCCAGGTAAAGATATTAATGAGATGGTACTCAATGGCCACAAAGACATTGAAGGTACCTTAAGAAATAACGTGTATAGAGGATTAGAAGCAAAAATGAAGTTTACATACTGGAAAAAATCATAATGACTCTTCTCAATATCAAATTCAATCCACAACAAAACAATAATTAGGAGAGTAGTATGCAATACTGCGGAATAGAAGTCGACAACAAAAGAAATAAAATATTATCAGAACAATCATTGAAGTTATTGCAAGACTACTATTGTAGAGAAGATGAAAAATCACCGCAGCAAGCATTCGCTAGAGCTTCAGTAGCTTTTAGTAATGGTAACATGAAATTAGCACAACGAATATATGATTATGTTTCTCAGGGATGGTTTATGTTTTCATCTCCTGTATTGTCAAACTCTGTTCTCAAAGGCGAAACTGCCAAAGCTCTACCTATATCTTGTTTTTTAACTTACGTACCAGATACACTCGATGGTTTAATTGATCATACAAATGAATTAAGATGGTTATCAGTTAAAGGTGGCGGAGTTGGTGGTCATTGGTCAGACATCAGAGCTGTATCTAAGAAGGCACCTGGGCCGATGCCATTTCTACACACAGTTGACGCTGACATGGTTGCTTATAGACAAGGACGAACACGTAAAGGTTCTTACGCTGCTTATATGGATTGCGACCACCCAGACATTATTGAATATATCAATATGAGAATACCAACAGGTGACGTAAACAGAAAGAATCTGAACTTACATCATGCAGTTAATATAACTGATAAATTTATGCAGGCCGTTGAATCTGGGTCAAACTGGGACCTTCTAGACCCCAATGATAAATCAGTTAGAGAAACAATGTCCGCAAGAAAGTTATGGGAACTAATACTC